GCTTGGTCTGTTGCAGTTCTATCACTTCTTAAAGTTGCTTCAAGAACATCTGCTACACCAAAAGTATTAGCAGGAACAGTTGTTGCACTCGTACCATCACCACTTGATCTAAAAAAAACATATTCAGCTTGACCTTCAATTAAATCAATATTAGCATCTGCTACTTCCCAGTAATGCAAACCTCTATTACCCCATTCTTGAAACATTATATTTAAAGAACGTCTTGCTGTTTTTAATTGATATCCAGAAGTTACTTGTGAACCTATACGTTCGTATGCTTCTTCAATAATTTCATCTACTGCAAAAGTTTTATCAAAAGTAACTGTGCCTGACGTTGTGTTGGCCATAAGTTACCTCCTATTTTCTTAGTTCTAATATAATTGTATAGTGATCTAAATTAGTATGACCACTTGTTGTTAAATCAATATCGCCAGTTACACCAGAACCTGCATTATTTTTAATTCCACCAAATGATCTAAAATCTAAGTGACCTTGAACATTACCTGCTGCAGCACTTCCACCTAAAACTAAAGCTGGAACATTTGTGCTGGCATCAAAATCTAATAAAACTCTCATACCTCCAATGTCATACCAAATTTGATCAATTGTAACTCTTGAAGGTGCACCACCTAAAGCTGATACATCAACTTTTTTAACTGCAGCTTCTCCTGATCCATCTGATAGATTAGTAAATTTAACTACTGTTCTTTTATCTGTGTCAACTATTGTTTGACTTGATACTGCGTCTGCCATTTTTTTCTCCTGTTAGAGAACGGAGCCTAAGCTCCGTTCTAATTAAAGTTATTTATTATTTAAGATTTATTCCACCAGTATTTGCTGCAAGTCCATCAATGATGTCGTGTGCAAGAAAAGCTAGCGCTGCTGTAGATGAAATACAAGTTACTTTAAAACTTGAACCTACGACTGCATTGGCATCAAAACCTATAGAATCATTTGCATCTGCAATTCCTACGTTGTCACCATCACCTTTTGGTACACAACCTATAATTTTTTCAGATCCATTAGTAATAATGTCTACATCATTACCTGCTGTACCTAACATTACAAAATGAAAAGTAGATCCTACACAATCAGCTGCTGCTGGAAGTGATAAAGTTGCTGCGCCACCCATTGCAGGAAAAGTTATAATAGATCCTGATTGTGATGCTGTTAAAGTTGTACCAGAAGTATATCCAGTTACGATAGTTACTATTGGAACAACAAAACCTGTTATTTGTGTACCAGTACCTGAAATGTTACCACTTGAATCAATATCAAGGTTAGTTGTTATTGCACCTGTTGCTGCAGTTTTAGTAATTTGTTCAAAACCACCTTCTGCTCTTACGGGTCCGTTAAATGTTGTATTAGCCATGTTAATATTCCTCCTAGAATATATAAATGTAGTCCCTAGGGTTGTCGACTATACGCGTCTACATTTAAAATTTATTTTTATATAGTGTAATATTTTTACTACAGTTTTAAGTAGAGTGCAAGAGAGCCTGTAAAGAAAGTGCGATTTCAGCGATGTAGCTTTGTACTTAAGTTGCTACAGAAACTTGTGGAGCAGCGCCTTCAACGCTATTTTGTCTGTGAGCGATTTCAGCTTCTTCAAGCTTGATCTTAGTAATGACTTCCTTAACTTTGTCATCAATTCTGACCATCTCAAGAGTATATCTGTCTTCATTAATATGCTCTTGTTCCCACTTCAACTCCAAGGACCTTTTTTGTTTGTATAGGTCTTGTATCATCAACAGCCTCCTCAAAGGTTATTCGACTTATCTCGTTATTATAGTTGTTTCCGAGATATTCCCATTTTATACTTTTTTCTCCCAATTTGTCAAGTATTGATTCTTCAAGAGAAACAGCGTTATCTTCTGCTAAAACATTAAATTTAGCGTAGTGATTGTGCGCCCATATATTTACTGTGAATTGTTTCATGATTTTTTCTTTCTAAATACTAATTGTGGCGAAACTGTGTTTCGCCACAAAAATGTTATAATTATGCTCCTGGTGATCCGAAAATACCTCTCCAGTCAGAGAACCCAAATGAGTATCTCTCTCTAGCTTTGTATCTTACGTTTCCAGTTGTGAAGTCACCTTCCATAGCTGTTTTCATCGGTGCTCTAACAAAGTGTTTTAGACCATTAGGCACGTCTGTTTTGATAAAAAACGCATCTGTATCTGTTAAGTAATGGTTAACCACATATCCTTGTGGAACCATTCCTTTAGATACAACTGCATTGATATCATTATCAGCTGTTCCGGTTCTTCCAGAAGATTTCATTAATCTTTCTGCAGTAAATTGAAGCGCAGAAGGAACGATCATTTTCACTCCTTGAGCTGCAATTTTAAGACCTCTTTCGTCAGTCATTGCAGCAATATCTATTAAAGATTGCTCCAATGAAGTTTCGTTAAGGTCTGCTGCAACAGATAATTCATTTCTGTCTGTTCCTGCAGCGATAGGGTGATCTGTAGCACAAAGTGCTTTTCCATCTCCACCGTTTGCAGTCGCAAAAGCGTTGTTTAACACATTAGCAGCTTTCACTTGTTTAGTGTTAGCCATAGATCTTGCTAAAGCTTTTGTATATCTAGACGCAAGTCTGTCATACAAGTTATCCTCAATCGCTTCTTCAGTGATTGCGAACGCTAGTGCAAGTGTTTCATGTGTGTAACGAGCTGTGAAAGTTTCCTGTGCATTATCAAATGAAACTGAAGTTCCTTCAGCTTTGATTGGTGCATTTGCGAAACCAGATAACATAACTTCTTCTTCAAAAGCTCTGTCACTGTTTTCAGTGTCGAAAATTTCCGCATGCTCATTAGCATAGTTGTTGTATTCCAAGCCGAATAGTGCATTCAAACCTGGCTCTAGTTCTTTAACTAGTTGTCCTCTTGATATAGCCATTTTTTATTCTCCTATTCTGCTATTATACGCCTGTTGCGGTCATATAGAAATGTTCTGCAATGATCACTTTAAAATTACAATTAGCAGATGTTAAATCGCTATTGTCAGGATCGTCAGAAACTCCGATGATTCGCAAGTTAGCTGTAGTTGTTGATTGAGTATCCGTTAACTCAGATTTTGAAACAAAATGCGGTGTAGCACCTGCTGCAACAGTTAAATCAGCGTTTGTGAAAACGTCTAATTGTTGAGTTGCGCCAGTTGCTGCCGATTGTATTTCATAAACTTGAAAAGGATCGTCAGTTACAAATGCTTTAATATCAGTAGCTGCGTTTGAAGCTACTAAGTGATTAGCAAATGTAGGTTTACTTGTAGTCGCGTCAGTGAAAAACACACCTTGCATAGAGCCTAAAAGAACTCCATTATCTGTATTCGCTGCAATTCCAACTGTACCTGCTGCTAGAGCAGCCATACAATCGTTTTGAGCAAATGCAGATGCACAAGCTGCTACTTCATACTCAGTAGCGGCGTTGTTATCAGCTGATTGACCAATTTTGCTTAAGGGCTTTAATCCGAAAGCTGAGTCTTGGTTTGCCATATTATTATCTCCTTATGTTTACCAAAGGTAAACGGTTAATTTAATTCGTTGGCAAAAATTACTAAAAAATTATTAGTCTTTTTTTGTACCACCGAAGGTTACACGAGTCTGTCTATCAACGTCGATAGGCATACCTGGGTGCTGTTCCTTCAAGAGGTCGTTTTCAATCGCTTCGTCTTTTGCTTTTGTAAGTCTATTAAAATATTCCTCACGCGATTTAACTAACTCTATCGATATCCTAGCCAGCAATAGGCCTCCAACTCCGATCACGCCCTTGTATTTTCCATCGTTTATAGCTGGATAATCTGTTTCAGGATATTCATCAGCTCTTACTAATTCATAACCTGATCTCAGTTTACCGGCCATGTTTTTTGTATCATCAAAACCCATAGTCTCGGCTCTTATCCATCTATGATGAAACCCATCTGGTGCAGGGGGTGCATCTAAAGATGATGGTGGAGTCCAAACAGTTTTTTTATTTGTCTTAACTCTTGTTTGACTCGCACGGGAAGTTTTTATTTTATCTGTACTCATATGCTTATGCCTCCTTCGTGATTTTTAATTGTTTCGCATACTCTTCTAATGGCACTCCTAATTTTTTAGCAATTGCTACCTGCGATGAAGTGAGTCTCACAGTTTGGCGACCGGGTTTGACATTTCGCGTTGCTGACGCAACTGTTTGTGTCGGTTTAGTCGTTTGGTTCGATACTTCGGTTGTAGCGAATTTATGGGGAAAGTCAAGTCTCATACGCTTGTCAATCTCAACATAATATTCATCCGAATGTGGATCAAACCCTTCTTCTTCTGTCAGTTTTTTATGTAAATCAAATGCAGTGTAAGTCATTGCATTATCTTTACCAAACCATTCATTTTTATCAGCCCACGCTTCTGCTTTAGGATCAGATGGGGGTGTTTGAACAGCTTGATCTAATGTTCTTGGAGCAACAGGTGTTTGAGTTGCTTCTTGTTTATATCTATTTTTTAAAGTAGTAACTTTAGATTCTTCAACACCAATTCTAGCAATTTCTTTTTGTGCTTCAACTTCTGCGTTGATATCTCCATTTTCTCTTGCTCTTAAAAGGTTTGATTTAGCTACTTCAAGTCCTGTTTTTAATTTACCTTCCATAGCGTTGACATAACCAGGTTCAAGTCTAGAAACTTTTACTTTAAGTTTTTCTAGTTCTGTTTGTCCACCTTTTGCAAATTCTAAAGCAGCTTCTTTTTGTCGTTCTGCCTCACGCCATTTTTTAGTTAGTTTTGCAATTCTTTTTTGAACACCTTCGCTATATTGTTCTAACTCTTCTTTAGGTTCCTCTTTTTTAGTCTCTTGCTTCTCGTCGCTCGCTTCGACTACTTTAGGTTCCTCTTTTACTTCTTCAACTATTACTTCTTCTTTGGTTTCTTCTATATCAACATCTGCACCGGGTCCCGATGTATCAATGTCAACTAGATCTTGTTTGTTTTCTTCTACGTCTGGCATAGTTTACTCCTTCTATGTTATATATTATGCAACACTGCTTCAGG